TACAGAACGTCGATACGGCACGGCATACGGTCGTTGTTGATGTCGTACTGACGAACAACGCGGAGCGAGATGCCGTTGTGGACCGCACGCGACGCCATATCGACACCCTGCGGCAGCAGAAGGTCGGCAGTGGCGAAGGTGATGGCGTCCTTGTGGTAGACGAGGTTCTGCGCGTACTGCGAAGAAGCCGCACCCACGAACACGACGGCCTTGCCGCTGGCCGGCAGGGTGTCCACGGTGGCAAGCGCGTGAGCAGCCGAATAGATCGGGGCCACGGTGATGGTGCCAGCGCCAGAGCCGTTCAGGGTCACGTCGGCCAGAGCGACGAACTGGAACAGCGAACCGGTGCTTTCGCGGGTCTGCGGGTTGACAGCATAGCAGTCGGCCACGGTGAACACGTCACCCAGCTTCACGGTGGCGTTCGCGCCAGCGCCGGTGATGGCGATGGACGATGCACCTTCCGAAGACACAGCCGCCGACAGGGTGCCGCCGGTGGCGGTACGCGAACCGGTGGTGAACTGCTTGATCGACTGCGACATATTGACTTCGTCGAAGCCAAGCACGCCGGTGCCCATCATGCCGTTCTTGAACTGACGGCTGATGGTGTCGGTCGGGTTGAACAGGCCCTTCATGCCTTCAACCAGCGCAGCGTTGGCGGCCGGGTTCACGGTCGCGTAACGCGGGTTCATCACAGCGGCGTTTTCGTTCAGCTTCTGCTGCGCCTGCAACAGAACCAGCGAAGTGGCCGGCGTGGTGCCGGGGGTGCCGACGGAGTTACCGATGGTCTGGTAAGCGTTGGCAACGTCGGCGTCGATGGACGACGCAAGCTGCGAGATACGCGGCTTCAGGACGCGTTCGGCGAAGTCGTCCAGCGACATGGTCAGTTCGGCGGTCGTGAAGTTGACGCCGATGTGCTTCTGGCTGGCAACGGTCAGCGTGGTGTACTGCTCGTTGTCATCCTGCACCTGAAGGGCAGCACCGTCCGTCACCAGCGCCCGGTCGGGCAGGCGGATACGCAGGGTGGAGCCGATCTTGGCGCCTTCGACGGCAAAGCTGTCGTCGTACTGGCGGTTCACGTTGCGGGTCAGGACAAGATTATTCTCAAGGATTTCCAGAGCCTTGCGAGTGATCATGTCAATCGTAAGAATGCTATTCGACATGGTGATATTCCCAAATTAGCGGTTACGCTGTGCCTCGTACTTCTTGATCTGCCGCTGCCGTTCCGCTTCGATCCAGTCCGACGTTGACATCGACTTAGTCGAGCGCGGGTCGGTGGTGTCGTATCGCGGTGTTCCGTTGGAACGGGCCGTGACAGGTGCAATCGGTGCCGGGGCGGTTGAAGTTTTACGGACCGGCGGCGTCGAAGCCAAAGATGCTTCGATCTTTCCGATTTCCTTTGCCTGCAAGATCGCGGGCAGACGGGCAATTCGCGCGGCTTCCTTCGGGTTTGAACCCAGATGATAAAGCACATCCGGGCCAATGTCCGACGCCTGAATGCTTTGGGCCATCACTTCGGTTACAGGAAGGTTCTGGTTGTACGCGACTTGGTCGAAATCGTCGTACTTGTCCCGCGCTTCCTCTTCACGTTCGTGGTAGGCTTCAAGCATCACAGCCTGCTGGGCAGCGGCTTCTCGCCGGGCCAGCAATTCTTCCGCTTTACGTTCAGCCAAAGCCTCTGCGTAATCGTCGGGAGAAGCATAATCTTCCAGATGGACATCGGCCGGCGTTTGGACCTGCCGCGCTTCCAATTCCGCAAGACGCTGCTGCTGTTCGCGTTCCCATTTGCGCTGCTCTCGCGCAAGCCGCTTACCGACAATGGCGTCCAGTTCTTCCTGTGAGAAGGTCTTGGTCGCTTCCTGCTCGGCAGGCACTTCCGGCGTTTCGGTTTCTACGGTTTCTGGAGCCGCCGTGGTTTCCAGTTCCGGCGCGGGCACTTCCGCTTCAGTGGGGACGGTATCGTCCATGTAAAATGACCCTTTCAAGTCGCCTGATGAACCGCATCAGTACGGGTATTTATCAGGCAGTGATCGAAGCGACCTTTGCCTGAAAATCCTTGATCCGCGCTTCCAGCGCGGCTGCATCCGCATTCAGCTTATCCTGCGCGGCGGCCAGAGCGGCTTCGCGCTTTTCAAGCTGTGCTACAACGCCGGCGGCCGATGCTTCGGCAGCGGCCACAGCCTGTTCTCGGTCAGCCAGTTCGGCGGCTTTTGCCTTGGACGCGGCGTCCGCAGCCTTGGTCTTGGCGGCGAGTTCGGCAGCAGTCGTCTTGGCGTCGGCCAGTACGGCGCTAGCTTCGCTCTTGACAGCATCCGCCTGTTCGCGGGCGGCGGCCAATTCTTCAGCAGCCTTGTTGCGGTCGGCCAGCGCGTCTTCAACAGCGCTCATGGCGCCCTGACGCTTGGCCAGTTCGTCCTTCAGCGCCGCCATGTTGGCGAGGTCGATGGGAAGCTGCTTGGTGAAGTAGCTGACGTAGTCCGTCGGCGTGGTGTCGTTGGCGATGTTCATGGCCGTCCCTTACGCGTAGTAGGCGATGTTGAGTTTGGCGCCCGATGTCTGCTCGATGAAGCGGATTTTCCGCAGGTCGCCATCGTACTGAAGCGTGACACCAACCGCCAGCGGCATACCGACGGAAGCAGTGGGAGCCGTCGCGTCATCGCGCCAACGGACAGCCTGACCTTCTGGCGTAATCAGCGCGATGGTCGGCATGACGTTAAGGCCGCTGGGGTCCGTGGATGGGACAGTCAGGGCAGTGGACGAACCGAGCGACGTAATCTGCTGGTAGCCGAAGCAGGTCGTTACGGCTTTGAGATTAATGGCCATTAAAATCTCCTTCGCTCGGTAAACGAGCGTATCGGCACGAATATATCGAATTCGCTATAGGGTGGCAAGTCTTCCGAAATGTACGCGTCATAGAAGGCGTTGTCGTTGTCATACCGGCTGGGCAGCAGCGTGACCGGGCCGGTCGAGACAGACGCGTCGTAGAACGTGTTGTCGTTCGCAACCAGCGGCGGGGCCAACGTGATCGCGCCGATAGTGACTGTGGCGGCGTAAAACGCATTCGCGTTGCTGACAAGCGATGGCGCCAGCGTGACACTGCCGGGTGCGACCGTGGCAGCGTAGAACGTGTTGGTGTTGGTGAATAGCGCCGGCTGAAGGGTGTTTGTGGCCCTTACAACCGGCGCGTAAAAGCTGTTCGTGTTCGTCAGCAGTCCGGGCGAAAGTTCGACCGTGGCTACATAGAAGACGGTGCCTTGAAAAGCAGTAGGTTCAAAGGCGCCGGGCATCGCAAAACGTTACGCGGACGCCGCCCACGGCAGCGGCGGGTGGACAACCGACGGCGCGACCTGTTCGTTGATCTGCTGGGATACCCGATCTTCAATCGCCGCAACGGCGTCGCCCCCCAGCGAACCCTTGACCCAGCCGACGACCTGATCGTGCGTCAGATCAGCAAACGGCGTGAATGGATGGGCCGGGTTCAGCGTCAGACCCTGCGAACCGTAGGCGGACGCAGTAAAGCCTGCTTCTTCACCGGTCAGCGTCCAGTGGACGTTGAACACGACTTCTTGGTTGCCGTTGGCTTCGGGATAGCAGTCAAGCTGAACAACGGACCATGTGTACGAGGTAGCCATCTTACTTCCCTTCCAGTTCAGCCACGCGGGCGCGCAGCGCCTGCACTTCCTTGACGAGCATCGGAACCAGCTTGGAATAATCCACGGACCACATATCGTCTTCGGTGCGGCCCTTGGTCACGGCTTCCGGTGCGACCGTGTCGAGTTCCTGCGCGATGAAGCCGTGGCGCTGATGGGAGCCGTCAGATTTCCAGTTGTACTGGCGCACCCGCAGGGCGTCGATCAGCGCGCCAGCATCATCCGCGTCTGCGACATTCTCTTTCAGCCGCGCGTCGGAAGTGGTGTTGAACGCAGTGACAGTGCCGGTCGAGGATATGGAGCCGACAGCCGTGCCATTGTACGTGAAATAGTCGAAATACGACGTGCCGCTGGTCTGCGTGGTCGCGCTCGACCGAACGTCTGACAAGCCCTTATTGTAGATCGCCGGGGTGGATGTGGTGGATACAACCGTCAACTTACCACTAGCCGTCGTCGTCCCGATCAGCACATTGCCGCTGTCGCGCACCATATAGACGTTGCCGGCAGTGAAGTCCGCGCCGCCTTCGCAGTTCAGCTTGCCGAAGCCAGACGAACTTGTGCGGTTAATGAGAACAACACCGCTGCTGTCGATCCGCATCCGTTCGACATCGTTCGTGCCGAGGCACAGATTGCGTGCGCCGGGGGCATCAATACCGAAATCGGTCGAACCAGAGCCGGAAAGGACAGCAGCGCCGTTACCGATATAGCCGATGTCGGCGCCGTTGTACTGCCACGCGCTGTAGAAGTTCAGCGCCGACGTAGAGCCGAAAATCGAGCCTTTGCCGCTGGAGGATACCGTCAGCTTTGCGCCGGGAGACGTGGTCCCGATACCGACGTTGCCGCTGGTATCGACGGCAATCGGCAGTTCCTGAATAGAGCCGGCACCCGACGTATCGCGGCCGATCACCTTACCGGCGGCAGCGGTGAAATTATGCTCGGCGTTCCAGTTCGACGACTGCACCAGCGACGGATCGCCGCCATCGACCTTGGAGGACTGAAACGAGTGCTTGAGGCTGATAGTCATGGTTGAACCCTGTCGATTACAGCGCGAAGATGCCGCTGGCGTTCCACGTAATGGCGATGTCGCCGCCGTTCGGCGTCACAGGCAGATTGGTCACGCCCGTGTCGATATAGGCGACCAGCGGCGACGTGGCGGCCGAACCCGTGTCGATGTAGATAATCAGACGCGTGACCTGCGAACCGGTGACAGCCGTGAACGTGACATCCGCACCATCAAAGACGCCGTTGGTGAAGGTTTTCGATCCAATCGTCTGCGGCGTGCCGACAGCCGAAGCGCTGACGCTGCTGTAGAACTGATCGGTCGAGGAATAGGTGTACCCCGAAGTGACGAGCGCGACCTTGACCGTCCCGCTGGACAGGTTGTTGTTGGCCGTGAACTGGAGCAACTGCTCCTTCCATTTCGGGTAAAGTGCGTTAGCCATCGGCGTTTCCTTCTGGGACCATTCTAACCGCTATTGGCGGTCAAGTCCATTGAACGGTGGTGGTGGGCGACGAGAACGGATTGTTCTGGCTAACGAAGGGGTTCGGGATGGCGATAGACCATGACCATGACGTTGACGCGCCCGCAGAATAGGTTGCGTCAACCCGATTGAATGCCGTCGTGCCTACGGTCATCGTCGTCCAGCCGCTGTTGGCCTGCGAACCATTGACGATCCAGACCAGCCCGCGATTGACGAAGCCCACGGGTGGGCTGCTGTATCCTTCTTCGAAGAAATACAAGCCGTTAATGGTCGCGCCCGCATACACGTTCGACGATCCATCCGAGATGGAGCCGATGGTCTGCGCGGGATAATAGCCGCCGTAGCTGGTGACAGGGTTGGTGCCGACCGACCGCGACCCGTAAGTGACGGTTTGCGTGTCGAGCAGCGGTGAAGACCCGCCGGCGCCGCCCACCATGCACAGAATGCCGGTCATGTGACGTTACCAGAAACGACCCATTCCGTCGATGCGACCTTCACCAGCGTGGCCAGACCGCGCTGCGCCAGCGTGCGTGTGCCGGTGCTGGACGTGCCCGCCAGCCGCAGCGTGTCAGTCGTGATGGCAATGGAAATGGAAGACGCCGAATTGTTGTATACGATGACCGCCGTGCCGACCGGGAACGCCACGGACCCGTTCGCCGGGATCGTGCAGGTGCCGGTCAGGGCCAACTGCTTACCTGCGTCCGTCAGTTCAAGCGTGCGCGTCGAAGCCGAAACCTGCGGCGTGCCACGGAAGCCCGGCGACGACGCGGAGATGGTCCCCGTGTCGCTAAGCGCCGTGCCTGCGTCGAGAGTGTTGCCGGTGGAAAACGTCTTATCGGTCAGCGTCTGGGCGTCTGTCGTACCTACGACAGTGCCAGACGGTGCAGTCTTAGCCGACCAAGCAGTCAGATTGGCCGAATACGCCTGCACGTCAACGCCGATGGCCAAACCAAGGTTAACGCGCGCGGCGGCGGCCGACACAGCCCCGGTGCCGCCCAACGTGACGGGGATGATTTCCGCGCCCGTAACCGACGTAGCGTTGGTGAATTCGACCCGGTCATGCACATACAGACCTGCCGCAAAAGTCACGGTCGTGCTGTTGGTTTCCGTATAGTCGGTGCCAACATACTGCTTCAAACCATTGACATACACCGACAAATCGTTGGAGCCGGGCAGATAGGTCAGCGACGACAGTGTGAACACCGTCTGGCCGGCGGTCGGGGTGGCAAATTCGTTCTGGACGACGAAATTGATCGTGTTCGAATTGATGCCGGTGATGTTGTCGTAGGTGGCGATCAGCACGTCTGCGGACGTATAAACCGCGAACTTGTACGCCTGCGTATCGGTCAGCCAGATTTCCCCGCCCGGCACGCGGCCAGCGCTGTCCAGAATGATCGGGTTGGCGTGCGGCGTGGCGCCGCTGGACGACGTGTACGTGGGTGTCGGCGAGGTCGTGCCGGCCGCGTAGGTGTAGACCTTACCGCCCGACAGGATGACGCCGTTGTTGTCGAGAAACTGAAAGCCAACGCCGAAGGCTGGGGAGAGGGTAACGCTCATTGCTGTGTCCTACCTTTTTCCAGCCGAATTAAGCCAAGAACTTCAGCTTGTAGAGCGTGCTGTAATACAGCCCGAAAATCTCGTCGATGATGTTCTGGAGCGGGGTGCAGTCCTTATCGACGACCTTGTAGCGCATGGCGTCCAAGTCTTCGACCTGTCCTTCCAGAAAATCGACCACGTTGGTGGTCTTCTTGGCCGACATCAGCGAAATCGGGCCGATCAGCCCGTACTTCCCCTGATATGCCTCGGCAAATTTGTCCGCCAGTTCAATGACTTCGTCGTAGAAGCCGTTCAGGGCGACGTGCTTGGCATAGCTGCGCGTGTTCAGATGCGCCGAATGGGTGACATCGCGCGCCAGAAACAGCATCCCTACGAAATCCGCACAACTCATTCGATCAGTCCTTCAGGGGCTTGTTCGGGGGCCATTTCTGGCTGCATTTCCGGCATTTCTGGAGCGTTTTCAGGCATTTCCATGCCTTCAGCCCCTTCCATATCCGGCATTTCGCGCATTTCGGGCGCCCCGCCGATCAGATCGCCGGTGTCAAGCGCGGCTGCAATCGTGCCCATGACTATATCCTGAATTTGTTCAGGTGTCATGCTGTTCTGCACGGCCGCGATGCGCTTGGTTTCGGCGTTGTAGGCGTCGATTTCGGCCTTGTAGCGGTCGATTTCGACCTTCTGCTGCTCGGCGCTGTCTTGGATGTTCTCCATGATGTCCGTGACGCGGTTCAGTTCCTGCGTCATGGCTTCGATCTGCTGCTGCGCGGCCATCATTTCGGGCGACTGGTCGCCTTCGGACAGCACCTTCGGGTCCAAAATCTTCTTGAACCGTTCGGCCATCTCCTGCGCGCCCGGCCAGTCCATGTTCTTGATGAACAGGTCGCCGGCGACCGCCCACAACTGCGGGTTGGTCTGCAAAATCTGGCTCATGGCGTCCAGCGCTTCCTGACGCTTGGTCATGTAGCCCGGACCGGTCGTAACCATCACGTCGTAGGTGCCCACGCCGGGGTTGTAGACCTTTTCGATCAGCGCGCCGGTCTGGTCGCGGATTTCCTTGACCGGTTCCGGCTGCATCGGATTGAACTTGACCATATCGACTTCGCCATCGACGCCGATGATGCGGGCGATGCGCTGGGTGTCGTAAATCTTCGGGATCAGGTCCACGATCTGGCGGGTGATATGCCGGATCGCGCGGGCCAGATTGTCCACGTAATGGTAGGTGCCCACGTCGCCCTGCTTTTCGCGGGCCGTGATGGCTTTTGCGGAGCGCTCGTTGCCCTGCATACCCAAGCTGGCGTCGTACTGGCCGGTGGTGCCCTTGATATCGTCAGCAGCCCCCATTTTGGCCTGAATAAGACCGGTCTGGGGCAACGGAGGTGGCGCGCGCTGCGGCAGGGGGAGGACGTTGCCGGCGCCGTCCGTCACGTCGGGATTGACCTCCAGATACGGCCAGTTGGTCGTATTGGCGGTCTTCCACTGCGTT